GTCAATAGGGTTCTCTTGAAGGAACTTTTTCATTTCTTCGATTTTCTCTGGCGTAATAGTGAATGCCATAATTCTGAACCTCTTTGAAATAAGTATTCAATGTATCATAAACGGCGGCTTTGGTTGTCGCTTTGTTCATGTCAAACATCAACAGGGAAGTCAGGTTTTCCAAAGCTGTTTCATCGGTATTGTTGGTTCTTTCAATCGCGTAAAGGGAACCATCATTGCCAACGGCGGTCAGAATGCGGATGGTTTTGTTTTTAGAGAATGCGTCCAAATCATCAGGCGAAAATGTCAGCCCGCTTGGGTGCGAGTGCATTACAATACAGTCAACATTCGGAACCTTGATTTTCACAGATGTTCCCGGTTCAGAACTTTCCTTGTAACCGCCCAGCGGCTGCATATCCAGCCCGTAACAGCGGGCCTTTTCTATCCCAAGCGGAACCTTTCGGGCTTCCAGCAGCAGCTTCTTGTGGGCGTTGGCAAGGGCACGGCTGCCCGCGGCGTCCAGCGTCTCACAGGCAAATGGCTGAATGTGCTGAATGCTCTGGATGGTAATCTCCTTGTACCCCAGGCTGATTTCTTTCAGTGTAGCATTGTTTTGGGCGGATTGCAAGGCACTTGCCGCCGCATCCGCCTGTTTTGCTTCCCTTTGCCCAAAGCCCGGCACCTCCGCCCTTGCGCCGTCAAGCCTCTCCCCGGTTTCTGCCAGGAAAGCACTCAGCTGCTGCCGGGCGGCTTTCAGCTTGGCGGCGCTTTGGCTGGCATCTACCCCGGCGGCGGTCTCGGCCAGGTAACGGCGCTTGTACTTGCGCACCTTGCGTTCCAGCGCCCGCTGCATCTGGGTGATCTCGTACCGGGTGTACAGCCCGCCGCCGTAGGGGATAGTGCGGGCGTCCAGTTCGGCCAGGCGTTCGTCCGTGTAGTTGCGTACGGAGATGCCGGGGTAGAACGGGTAAAAGTTGTGGCGGCAGTTCCAGCCGCACAGGCCGGGTCCGGTGCCGTAACCGGTGGCGGTTTCAAAATCCTCGTACCGCTCACCGTCCTGCACCACAGCACCGCCGCGATGGTAAACCCGGCCCTGCCACACCGCATGGGTGGGGCGGGCACCCTCGTGGGCGGTCACCTCCACAAACTTACAGTCCATCTCTTTCATGCGGGCCAGCTGCAATATGCGGTCAAAAGCAGGCATAAAAATACCACGGTGCAGAATTTGCATGCGCTGAATACTCTGGGCGGTGATCTCCCCGTATCTCAGACTGTTTCTTTCGGTGTAGCATTGTTTTTATCGGGTTGCAAGGCACTTGCCACCGCAGCCGTCCGTTTCCCGTTCCGCCGTTTACAAAAATATTTTTGAAATAGGGCTTGCTTTTTTCATCTTATCCTGCTATAATAATCAAGCGCTGTTAAGGCAGAGGCACAAATGAATATGGGAGCTTTCCCGAGTGGCCAATGGGGACAGACTGTAAATCTGCTGC